AAAACACCATGCGCTCACGGTGTACTTCGACGACGAGCTCTGGACTACGATGCAACGCGCGGCGTTCGGGCGCTGCGCTTCGATGCCGTCGTACATCCGATCTCTGGTGATGCGTGACTGCGGTCGTCCAACAACGCGAGGTGCAGCATGAGCGACCGCGTTCCTCTCGGCAACAGGCGAGCAAACGAGACCTTCGAGGTGAAACACGGCTCGCACGCCGTGACTGTCACCGTCGGTTATTATGCCAACGGCAGCCTCGGCGAAGTGTTTGTCAGCGATCCGAAGGTGGGATCGAGCATGGAAGCCATCGCCCGCGATGCTGCGGTGCTGCTCAGTCTCTCCATGCAATTCGGCGTGCCCATCGACACCATGCGCCACGCCATCACCCGCGAGCAGGACGGATCGCCCTCAAGCATCATCGGGGCGGTGCTGGACCAGTTGGGGAAGTGACCATGATTTGCAGATATGAAGTTGAAGTTCGAGCGCAGTGCCCGGTAAACCCGGACGATCGCGACATGTATGCCTTTGTCATCGAGACGCAGGCGATGATCGAGGTCGAGCGCATCGTGGCGTTCTTTGGGGAGCACGCCGGAACGCGCAACGTCTTTCAGGAGGCCCTGACGCAGAAGTGCGCCGTCACACTTGGCGCGAAGGTGATCAGTGTCGGCTGGCACTCGGGCGTGAAAGTCACCTGCGAAGCACCGTGATCTATCTGAGCGGGACCATCCGCCCCAACATGAAGCCGCACCCGATGCTGGGATTCATGAACACTCCGAGGCGGCGCGAGGACGTGCCCGATGGTGCTGCGTGGGCGGCCGACACCGGAATCTTCGGTTGCCCGCAACTGCACGACGACGACGCCTATCTGCGGTGGCTCGACGGGAAGCCGCGAGAGCGCTGCCTGTTCGCGACCGCGCCCGACGTGGTGGGCGATCACGCGGCGACGCTGGTGCGCTCGATCCCGATGCTGCGGCGCATCCGCGACGCCGGTTACCGCCCGGCGCTGGTCGCGCAGGATGGTTGGGACCCGCGGTCGGTCCCGTGGGAGGACTTCGACGTGTTGTTCGTCGGTGGCACCAACGGCTTCAAGCTCGGCGTGGCCGGGTTCGCGGTCGACCAGGCGCTCGCGCGCGGCAAGGCGGCTCACATGGGACGCGTCAATTCATACAAGCGCCTGCGAGTGGCAGCGGCGCTCGGCTGCGATAGCGCAGACGGCACGTTCTTGAAGTTCGGCCCCGATGTGAACGAGCCGCGCTTGCTGCGTTGGTTCGAGCAACTGAGGGCTGAGCCGTTGCTGCCGTTGGGCGCCGTGCTCGATCAATTGTGGAAGTGAACGCAATGGAAACTAACAAACAATGTTGGCGACGCAATCAATGCGGGACTGCGTCGCCGTCGTTCGGTTATCGGCCAGGCTGTCCGGGCTGGTTCGGTTGTCCTGGCTGTCCGGGCTTCGGGTTCGGATCGCCCGGGTGCGGGTCCTTGGGGTCTGGCATCGCTGCCTCCTTGGTTTTGTCACGAACGTGGCACAACGCGGCGATTGCCAAGGCTGTTCCGGTTTGATGGTTTTGCTGGGGAACATCGCATGAGCTACTGGACCGTGGTGCGAACAACATCGTTTCGGGAGAACGCCGTTGCGGATCAACTGCGGCGCGCCGGCTTTCCGGTCTATCTGCCACGCACTCAAGAACGCGCTCGCGATCGTCAGTTGCGGACCGTGCCGTTGTTTCCCTGCTATCTGTTTGCTCAGGTGGTGGAACGCTGGGCGCCGATCGTTGCCACCGTTGGCGTGGTGCGATTGCTGCGTGCTGGTGATGGACCAGCACGATTACCCGATTACGTGATCGACGAACTGCACAAGCGCGAAGTAGATGGCATCGTTCGGTTGCCACCATTGCGTCGCGGTCAGGCGGTTCGGATCGTGCGTGGCAGCCTCAAAGGTCAGTTCGCAATCTATCAGGGGATGTCGGGTCGTGACCGGGAACACGTGCTGCTGTCGTTCCTCGGTCGTGAGGTGCATGCCGAGATCAGGGCAGGCGATGCGGTTGCCTACCACTAGGGCTTGTGTTCCGGCTCACCATAGCCTACAAGGCACACCGCGATGCAGTTGATCCTGCTACCGAATTGCCATCACGCTAGGCAATCCCGGCCTGCGGATGCGTCCGAAGCCCCAACATAATACCACATACTTGATAGCCTCTCATTCGTTCACAATTAAATGCTGATGCGTTTTGGTTTCGATGGCTATCCTGCTAGGGGCCACCTTCAGCCAGCGAATGTGGAGCCAACGTAGTGGCCGGGGGGGCCCCAAAAAAAAGCAGGAACCGCCGACGTATGACCGCGCGCATAGCTTCGCGTTAGATTCCGCAGGTTAGCAACCGGGGGTAGGTATTGGAGCCCGCTACAATGCAATGGCCGGCGGACCAGGTTGAGCGGCGGCCGGTCTCGGCGCTGGTGCCGAGCGCGCGCAACGCGCGAACCCATTCGGATGCCCAGGTGGCGCAGATCGCCGCCTCGATTCGCGAGTGGGGTTGGACCATGCCGATCCTGGTCGATGAAGCGGGGATCATCATCGCTGGGCACGGGAGAGTGCTGGCTGCCGCCCGGTTGGGCCTCGGTGAGGTGCCGGTGATGGTGGCTCGCGGTTGGACGGAAGCGCAGAAGCGCGCCTACATGCTGGCCGACAACAAGCTGCCGCTCAACGCCGGCTGGAACGACGAACTGCTGCAGATCGAACTAACAGACCTCGCGAGCATGGGGTTTGATATTCCGTTGGTCGGTTTTTCCGAGCGCGAGTTATCGGCGCTCAACGTCTCGGGCAATCCGGGGCTTACCGATCCCGACGAGGTCCCGGACGCGCCGGCCATTCCGGTAACGCGCCCGGGCGACGTGTGGATGCTCGGCCCGCACCGCCTGCTGTGCGGCGACGCGACCAAGCCCGGCGACGTTGCCAAGGCACTCGGCGGTGTGCGCCCGCAACTGATGGTTACCGATCCGCCGTATGGGGTGAATTACGATCCAGACTGGCGCAACCGCGCGGATCGAGCGAACGGAAAGCCCTATGGCGCGAGCGCCATAGGGCAGGTGTCGAATGATCACCGCGCCGATTGGCGTGAAGCGTGGGCGTTATTCCCTGGCGATGTTGTCTATGCATGGCACCCGCCGGGTGCCATGCAAGTTAATCACTACGAGGCGCTGGTCGCCGCTGGGTTTGAAGTTCGGATGCAAATCATCTGGGCCAAGCAGCAATTCCCTATTGGTCGCGGCAACTATCACGTTCAGCATGAGCCGTGTTGGTACGCCGTACGCAAAGGCAAGACGGCACACTGGCAAGGCGACCGCACGCAATCGACGCTTTGGCAGATCGACAAGCCGGTGAAATCCGAGACCGGTCACTCTACCCAGAAGCCGGTCGAGTGCATGAAACGCCCGATTGACAACAACTCCTCGCCCGGCCAGGCGGTCTATGATCCGTTCGTCGGCTCGGGCACCACCATCATCGCCGCCGAGATGACCGGCCGGGCTTGTCACGCCATCGAGATCGATCCCGTCTATGTCGACGTTGTCATCGAGCGTTGGCAAAACTTCACCGGCGAGCAGGCGGTGCTGGACGGGCAAACGTTTGAGCATATCAAGGCGGCGCGACATTCCGCTGCCGGCGCCGAACTGGAGGCTGTAGGTTGAGCGGTCCAAATAAACTTCCAACGCATCTGAAACTGCTGCGCGGCAATCCGGGCAAACGCGCGCTGCCGCCCGAGGCTGAGTTCGAGAACGCGCCCGACGTCCCCGAGCCGCTGGCCTTCCTAATGCCGGCGGCGAAGGCGGAGTGGCGGCGCATTGCCGGCGGGCTGTATCATATGGGGTTGCTCTCGTTGGTCGATGAGCATCCGTTGGCCGCGTACTGCCAGGCGGTTGCGCGTTGGAAGGCTGCGGAAGATGCGATCGCGGAAATGGCCAAGCGCGATTTGCTCACCAAGGGATTGATGATCAAGACTACTGGCGGCAACGCGATTCAGAATCCGTTGGTGGGTACTGCTAACAAAGCGGCTTCGGATATGGTGCGATATGCCTCAGAGTTCGGATTTACTCCTGCCGCCCGCGCCCGCATCGCCGCCGGCAATACCAGCAACGGACCGCAATCAAAGTTCGCCGGCCTCATTGGCGGCCTGGGCGGAAGTGAAAGTGACACCGGCCGGAAAGCGGCGCGCCGCGCGCGTTATCAAGTTCATCGAAACCCTGACGGTCCCGAGCGGGATGGGACAGGGGAAGCGATTCAAGCTGGCGCCGTGGCAGAAGGCGTGGATTCGGGACATCTACGAGCCGCATCGGAACGGCCGTCGGGTGGTGCGCCGGGCGATCCTGTCCATTGGTCGGAAGAATGGGAAGACCGCGCTGATCGCGGCGTTAGCGTTGGCGCATCTGATCGGGCCGGAAGCGATTCCGAACGGTGAAATCTACAGCGCGGCGAACGATCGGGATCAGGCAGCGATCGTTTTCAAGTTTGCGCGTCAGATCGTCGAGTGCGATCCCGAGTTGATGGCGATGCTGGAAGTCGTGCCGTCGACCAAGACGATGGTGGCGCCGATCACTGGCTCGATCTACCGGGCGGTGTCGGCGGAAGCGGGAACGAAGCACGGATACCTGCCCAGCGTCGTCATCTACGACGAGCTCGCGCAGGCTAAGAACCGCGATCTCTACGACGTGCTCGATACCTCGTTCGGCGCCCGCGACGAGCCGTTGTTCGTCACCATCAGCACGCAGTCGAACGATCCCGAGCATATCCTCTCGAAGCTGATCGACGACGGGCTGTCGAAGACCGATCCGGCGATCGTCTGTCACTTGTACGCCGCGGACGAGGACTGCGCGCTTGACGATGAGGCGCAGTGGGCCAAGGCGAACCCCGCGCTCGGCATCTTTCGCGATCGCGAGGACTTGGTCACCGCGGTGCATAAGGCGATGCGGATGCCGGCCGAGGAGCCCAAGGTCCGCAACCTGTTTCTCAATCAGCGGGTGTCGCCATCATCGCCGCTGATTGCCCGCGCCGAATGGTTCGCCTGCGCCTCGACCGAGCCGGTCGAGTTTGCCGACGGCGAGGAGGTCTATCTCGGGCTCGACTTGTCCAGCGTGCTCGACCTCACCGCTCTGGTCATGGGCTCGGTCGACGCACCGATGCGCGTTCAATCGTTCTTCTGGAAGCCGGCCGAACTCTTGCGCGAGCACTCGGATCGCGACTTCGGCGCCGGTAACCAGCGTTATGTCGAATGGCACCAGGCCGGCCACCTCAACACCAGCCCGGGCAGGAGCATCGCGCCCGAGGTCATCGCGCTGTTCATCGCCGAGCTCACGCAGCGCTATCGCATCCGCGGCTTGGCTTACGATCGCTGGCGCATCGATGAGCTAATGCGCGAATTCGATCGGCTCGGGCTGCAGACCTACAAGGACGGGGAGACCGGCGACGGGCTGCGCGTGGTGCCCTGGGGCCAGGGTTTCAAGGACATGGGGCCGGCGATCGACGCGCTCGAACTCGCGATCACCGAGCGCTCGTTGGTGCATAGTAACAATCCGCTCTTGAACTGGAATATCGGCAACGCCATCGCCACCACCGATCCGGCCGGCAATCGCAAGCTCGACAAGGGCAAGGCACGGTTTCGGATCGACGGCGCGGTGGCGCTGGCCATGTTGCTCGGGCTGCGTGGGCGCGATCGCGTGGAAGAGCCGATCGATATCGCAGCGCTGATCGGGTGACGGAAAGTGATTGAACGTGCACAGCCGTCGATCGATGTCCTTAACGGCCCGGTCATCGATGCCGGCCAATCTTATTCGGCGGTGGTGTCGCTCGGGGGAGCCTATGTCGTCGGCCTGATCACGCCGGATGGATGGACCCCTGCCGTGGTGACGGTCATGGTGTCGGCAGAGGGGGACAATTACTGGGACTTGTTTGACGGCAAGGGTGGTGAGTTCGTTTTTAATATTACGCCCGGCACTATGATCAATGTCGATCCCAATCTGTTGATGATGGCGGCTCATCTCAGGCTGCGGTCCGGACGCCGTGGCGCGGAGGTGCCGCAGGAACACACGCGGCGCTTCTATCTCGTCACCAGGAACAGCATCGCGGCGATCAGCGTCGAGAAATGACCGACTATCAGCCGCTCGATGACGATCTGACCAGTCTCGCTGCGGCATCGGCAGAAAACGCCATGTATTACCGCAGCGGCAGGGGTGCATGGGCGCCGCTCGCCCTTGGCGGTGGTCTGATTTTCGATACCGGCACGTTGTCGGCACCAGGAGGTGGCGCAACTGAATACGGGTTTGAATCGCTAACCACGGCACCACCGAATGCGCGCAGGATACGCTTCAACAATGCCACCCCAGCAAACACGACCGCGATCTACATCTACAACACCACCGCCGGGCGAAATGACATCAGGTTGATTTTGCTCGATCTGCCCGTCAATGCCTTGATCTACATTCAGGACAAAAACAACAGCGGCAATTTCGTCAAATTCCTGGTGACCGCACCGACAATTGACCGCAGCAGCTATATTGAGATTCCGGTTGTCGCGATCGCTTTCGGTGGCGCCATTCCCAACGATGGACGCGCACTCCTTTATGTGTCCAACAGCGGCAGAGGTGTCACTAATGGGAGCAATGCCGCCGCCGGCATGGTGGGTGAATTCTTGTCGGCCAGCAACACCGCCGGCAGCGCTCTGACCACCGGCGTTGCGCTCAACGTGGCGTCGCTAACATTGACGGCGGGCGACTGGCACGTGTGGGGACAGACAATTTTTGCGGAGGCAAACAACACTATCCCCAGCATGATGGCTACAGCCACCAGCCCTTCTTCGGGGACTCTTCCAACGCTGGCGCAACTTGCATCGGGAATAGGGGCGATGACGCAAATAGTGGCAAATTTCACCAAGGGTGCGGCCAACCAAATCATGCAGACGGGGCCAGACCGCTATAGCTCAAACGCATCACAGAATGTCTATCTCGTAGCCCAGGCCGCCTTCGGCGGCGGGGCTTTGACTGTAACGGGCTGCATCTCAGCAAGACGAGTCCGATGAGGGACGAATAAGGGAGCCTGCCATGTCGCTGCAAATCATCGATGGGCCAACCATTGCCGCCGGTGAGTCGCTCTCTGATGGAGTCGATTGTTCGGCTGGCACTATTGTCAGAATTACCGTTCCTCAAGAATTCACGTCAGCTAATATAACTCTACAAGTGAGCACAGACGGCAACCTCTACAACGATCTCCACACCGCCAACGGCGAGGCGGTAACCATTACGGCCAGGCCGGACACCGGCATCGTGGTGGCAGAGGCGTGGACCAAGTCCATCAACTTCATCAAATTCAGGTCCGGCACCCGCAGTCATCCGGTCGCGCAAAAGGAAGCCTGCAAGTTCGCCATTGCGGTCGAGACCGCGCAAGCGACAGCGCCGGCCGCGACGAGATCTCCGACGTCCACGTCGGCTTCGCGGGGCGCCGAGCCTCCTGCGCGCCGCGAGCCCGAGCAATTTTCAGAGCCGCGGCGCTGAAGCAATCGAACCTCCCGGTCCCTCCCGGGGCGATCCACTCTCGTCCCTTGATCGGGAGCGGCCGCGCGGCGGTCCCAGGGTTCGGCGAAGCCCTCGCCGCGCGGTTCCCTTTTCCAAAATCATCAGGAGACAATCATGAAACGTCTGGCACTTGCCTTCGCTGTACTGTCGGCCTTGGCGACGCCTGGCCACGCCAACGTGATCCAAGACCTCGGCGTCAATCCGACATCGGCGGCTGGCGCATTCAGTCACTCGCCCGGAGCCGGGCCGTTCGATGATCAACTGACCTTCCGGCTGGTCGGCGGGCCGCAGTTCATCACCATCGCGTCGGTGACCAACACCTTCGCCGATCCGGTTGCGGACTTCATCGCCAACTTCAGCGGGTCTGTTTTCAATACCGTCGACGGCATCATCGGCAACGGCAACGATGTGCGCGTCATCGGTCCGGTTGCCGCCACGGCCTGTCCGCTGACGCCGGATTGCCAGGGCTTTGCCGGGTCGGCACTGCTCAATGCAGGCAGCTATTACTTGGATATCAGCGGCACTGCCGGCGCGACCGCAGGCTACGGTGGCAACCTCTCAGTTGCCGCGGTGCCTGGGCCGCTCGCCGGTACTGGGCTGCCTGGCTTAATCGCCGGGTTCATGCTGCTCGGGCTGCGCCGTTTGCGACGACGCTCTCGCTAATTCCTTTTGCTGCGGCTTGCCGAACACCTGCCTCGCAGCGGCACTCATTGAACAGTCGGGGCTGATGTCCGAGCGATGGCACCACTTCTATGGCGGCTATTGGCAGCGGCGCCGTCGGCTGCATCTGCTCGAACATCCGCTCTGTAAGTTCTGTGCTGATGGCGGCGCGGTGACGCGCGCAACAGTGGTCGATCACGTCGATCCGCACGGCGGCGACTGGAATAAGTTCGTGTTCGGCAAGCTGCAATCGTTGTGTGCGCACTGCCACGATTCAATCAAGCAGCGGCACGAGAAGACCGGCGTGAGCGCCATCGACGCCGACGGCTGGCCGCTCGATCGCCGATGAAAGGGTTTGGTGAGAGAAGTTGGACCGTCGTAGGCACAACCTGCTTTCAGGGTCAGCTAGCCCGGCTCATAGTCCGGGGGAGTCGCCGTCCGCGGATGGGTCACCCTTCTCTCACTGACAGTAATATATAGCACTGGAAGAATTAATCAAAGTATAAAAACGCTAATACTCAAAATCATCGCATCTATATTTTGGACTAGACAGTATTCAACTCCAAGTGAAAGCACTTGGTGACGTTGAGCCGGAGCCAAGGAGGCCAAGATGCGTAAGCGTTTGCGCCAGGGCGATCTCTATCCCGACGACACCGAATCCCACGATGACTTCATCTCTCGCTGTACCGATGAGATCGGCGACGAGGAAGTTTGCGAACTCATCTGGGAAGACGCCTGGGATACGGAAAGCGCCGGCGGCATCCTGCACAAGACACATGCCGGCAAAGTAAACGGGCGTGAATACGTGCTGTCGGACGAGACGCCCGATCGCATGGGCGACGTCATCATGGCCGATGGCTGGGACATCACCGACTTCAAGAAAAACCCCATCGCCCTGTTCGGACATCAAAGCGGATTTCCGATCGGCACCTGGAACAACGTTCGCGTTGTCGACAAGCAACTGCGCGGTACGCTCGCGCTCGCGGCCGAGGGCACCAGCCCGCGTATCGATGAAATCCGCAAGCTCGTGGATGCCGGCATTCTGCGCGCCGTCAGCGTCGGCTTCAGCCCGAAGGAGTCGCGACCGCGGCCGGAAACTGATTACGGGGTGTTTTTCACCAAGGCCGAACTTATGGAGACCAGCCTGGTCTCGGTGCCGGCCAATCCGAACGCGCTGCAGATCGCCAAGTCACTCAACATTTCACCTGCGTTCATCGATGTCGTTTTCGCCGGGAAAGGCAATGGAAACGGCATCCGACGACGCAGGTTCACCGGCGGGCAAGCCAATACGATACCGCAAGCTAGAAAGGGCACGACCATGTCGTCGTATGCTCAACGCATCACCGCTACCGAACAGCGCATCAACGCGCTGCGCGATCAACTCAACGAGCACTGGACCAGGACCGACGAAACCAACATCAGCGACGAGCAGTTGGCGACCGGCAACGGGCTCACCGACCGGATCACCCAGGAGGAGCGCGCGCTCGCCGGCCTGCGCGACGCCGAACGGCACCTCGGTGCCACTTCGGACGATGCCAACAGCAACGGCAGCCGCGCGCTTGCCGTGCGAACCACCACGGCGGCAACGGTGGCGGCCACTGCATTGTCGAGCACGCGGCCGTTTAGCATGCCGCCGAAAAAGCCACTGAGCGCACTCGATCACATGGTGCGCGCCGGAACTGTGCAGCTGCTCGCGCATCGCGATCGGATGCCGGTTGCCTTGAAGATGCGGGAAATCTACGGCGAGGACGAAGGCACTCGCGCGATGCTCGAATGGTCAACGCGCGCGACCTCGACGATCGCGACCACGACGCAAACCGGTTGGGCCGCCGAGCTCGCCCAGACGCTGTTCACCGCTTTCATGGAAGTGCTCTATCCGAAGTCGGTCTATCCGCGGCTGGCAGCGAAGGGGTTGTCGCTCTCATTTGGGAACTCCGGCAAAATCCTCATTCCCACGCGCGCGACCACGCCGACCATCGCAGGATCGTTCGTCGGCGAAGGATTGCCAATTCCAGTCCGCCAGGGTTTGTTTACTTCGCAAACGTTGACGCCGAAGAAGATGGCGGTCATCACCACCTGGACCCGGGAAATCCAGGACCACTCGGTGCCGGCGATCGAAGGCTTGCTGCGCGATGCAGTGCAGGAAGACACGGCAATCTCGCTCGACTCGGTACTGCTCGATGCCAACGCCGCGACCGTCGTGCGTCCGGCCGGCATCCTCAACGGCGTGGCTGGCTTGACGCCCACCGCCGGCGGCGGCTTCACGGCTCTGACCGCCGATATCAAGCAAATCTCGGGTGCCTTGCTCACCGGCACCAGGGGCAATGTTCGCAACCCGGTTTGGCTGATGAACCCGCAGCAGATTAACAGTGCTCTCTATGTTGCTGCTCCTGGTGCCGGGGTGTTCCCGTATCGTGGCGAAATCCAAGCCGGGCAGTTGGGCGGCTGGCCGATCATCGACTCGGGTACGGTTCCGGCCGGTACCGTGATTGCTATCGATGCGGCGGACTTCGTGGCGGTGGGCGGCGACGCGCCACGCTTCGAAATCAGCGATCAGGCGACGTTGCACATGGAAGACACGACGCCGCTCGATATCGGCACGGCGGGCTCGCCGGCGACCGTGGCGGCGCCAGTCAAATCGATGTGGCAGACCGACTCGCTCGCTCTTCGGCTGATCCTGCCCACCAACTGGACCATCCGGCGCGCGGGCGTCGTCGCCTGGGTCGCCGGCGTCACCTGGTAACAAATACTCGAAGCAAGGAAAGGACTGCACATGGCAGAGCAACACGACGCCGTTGCCGAGGCGACGAAGAAACGCCTCGCCGACGAGAAGCAGGCGCGCGAGAAGGCGCAAGCCGAACACCGTGAGGTGCTCGCGGGCGCCAAGCCGACGCCGACGCAGGATGAAAACGATCTTGCGGCATCTGGCGTGCACATCATCGAGCACGAGCCGGACGGCTCGCCGCCAGATCCTGGAATCACGCCATTGGCGCCAGAAGGCACCACCCGGACGCGGCAAGTCGAGGCGAAGAAGCCGGCAACAACCCGCAGCGATTATCAGACCCGGGCCGCTACGCCGCATCATGACTGAAACGGCTGTCGCCAAGCCGCGCTTTCGCGTCAAGGCCACGAGCGTTCCGACGTTCGTCGCCAAGGCCGAAGGCGAGGCGCACGCTGGCCCGTGGCTGCTGCCGGTTTCCGGCGGCTGGTTGCCGGCCGACGTTGGCGATAGCATCAACTGGTGGCAGAACGGCCACAGCATCCAGGGCACGTCGACACAGTCGGCGATGGTCGAGGCTTGCGTCTCGGCCTATGCGCAGACCGTGGCGATGCTGCCGGGTGATCATTGGCGGCTCAACGACAAGGGTGGCCGCGACCGCGTTACGACCTCAGCGCTGTCGCGGCTGCTGCGCCACCCTAACGACTATCAGTCGAACAGCGACTTCATGCTGAACCTGACGCGCTCGCTCTATCTCGAAGGCAATGCTTATGCGCTGGCGCTGCGCAACGCGCGCTTCGAGATCGACGAGCTCCACATCATGGACCCGTTGCTGTCCTATCCGCGGCTCGGCAGCAACGGCGAAATCTTCTATCAGTTGTTCGGCAATCAGGTGATCGAACGGCGGCTCGGCGGCGAGCCGCTGATCATTCCACAGCGTGACGTGCTGCACATCCGGCTACATACGGTAAAGCATCGCTGGCCGGTGCCGTTGATCGGCGAGAGCCCGATCGTCGCGGCCTATAGCGACATTGGCGTCAACGCTGCGATCGCGCGCCAGCAGTTGGGTTATTACCTTAACCAGGCGCGGCCATCGGCGGTGATCTCGACCGATCTCAATCTCACGCCGGTTCAATTGCAGGAGTTGCGCTCGCTCTGGGACGAGCAATCCAAGAAGCTACACCAAGGCGGCACCCCGATCATGACACGGGGCATCAAAGTGCAGCCGTGGTCGCAAGGCGGCAAGGATGCCGCCACCGCCGACATGATGAAACTCTCGAACGAGCACATTGCGCTCGCATTTCGCATCCCGCTGCAAATCCTCGGCATCGGCGGCACCCCGTATGGTTCGACCGAATTGCTGATGCAGAGTTGGATCGCGAACGGCCTCGGCTTCGCGCTCAATCACATCGAGGAATCGATCGGGTTGCTGTTCGGCCTCAAGGGTCAGCCCGAGGAGTACGTCGAATTCGACACCGCGGCGCTGTTGCGCTCGGCGATGAAGGACCGCATCGAGAGCCTCGCGCGCGGGGTGCAGGGCGGCATCTTCGCGCCGAACGAAGCGCGCAATTCGGAAGGCTACGACAGCGTGCCATTCGGCGACGAGCCGCGCGTGCAGCAGCAGGTCGTGCCGCTCAGTCAAATTGGCAAGACACCCGCACCGCCCGCACCCGCAGCACCACCGCCCGCGCCGGACGGCAGCAAGCCTGCTGCGCCCGAACCCAAGCCGCCGGCACCGCAAAAGGGCTATCGCGATGACACTGCACGAAAGAGAAGAATTCTTGCCAGCGCCGCCCGCGTCGGACGACTCCGACGATCTGCTTGATGCGTGGAGCGAGGCGCTTGGCGAGGTGCTCGATACTGAGCGGCGGCAATGGCAGCGCGAGCGCGCTCTCATCGAGGCGCAGGCGCAGGCGTCGATCACCGAGGTCCGGGCCGGCTGTGCCGAACGGCTTGCCGCGTTTGAGCGCCAGGTCGCCGACCGTTTAGCGTCGGTGCGCGACGGTGCGCCGGGACCTGCTGGGCCTCCCGGTGAAAGGGGTGATGCGGGACCGCCTGCCGTCGATTTGCTTCTCCCGCCGGAACTTGCAACAGAGATCGCGAGTGTATCGCGTCTGCTGCATGAATTTCCGCTTGCGGCGATGCGTAACGATGCGGCCGGTCGGGTGACTCGCATCGAGCGGGACGAGAACGGCGCGCTTGTGCCGGTCTACGAAGAGCCGCAGCCGTGATCGTCAATCTTTCCGAAGAGGCAAGCAACGCCATGCTCGACGTTCTCGCCGGCATGATGGATGGCGGCAGCATCAAGCTATTTTCTGACGAGGGGAAAACGCTTGCGGTGCTCAAGCTGTCCGATCCGTCTGTTAGAGCAGCGATCGACCGCGAGCTTGTATTCAACCAGATTGCCGAGGAAGACGCCGCGCTGGCACAGGGGACTGCCTCGTCGGCGCGGGTCGACGCCGCGGATGGCACCGAGGTGTTTTCTTGTGATGTCGGCGATCAGAACTCCGACGCGGTGATCAAGCTCAATACGACTAAGATTTATCGTGACAGTCCGGTGCGGCTCGCGTCGTTTCGCCTGGGCATGCCCTGATGGCAGTCAACTACGACGCGGCCACCAAAACGGCCCGGATGGCCGCCACGATCTTGCAGATCGACGCCAATGCTGCTCCTGCTTACATCGAGATTTGCACGGCGTCGTTTGCGGCGACACTGGTGACCATCACGTTGTCTGACCCAAGTTTTACTGAATCGAGCGGCGTGATCACCATGGCGGGGGCGCCGAAGTCCGGCGTTGCGGCCAATGCCGGGACCGCGACAGTGGCGCGCATCAAGGATGGTGGCGGCGCCACGAAGGTGAACAACCTGACGGTTGGTATCAGTGCTGCTGATATCATTCTCAACAGCACGACCGTCAGCGTGGGTCAGACCGTGACCCTTACTTCGGCAACGGTCACGCACGCAACATGACCGCCCATCTCATCAGCGACGAAAATGTTGTTCACACCACCGAACAGCATAGTGGGAAGGTCCATACCAATAGCGGTCATCCGGTTGTCGGGACGCTGCCCGAGTCATTTGGCACGCTGGCGGCGACTGAGGCCGGCGATACCGCGGCAATCGCTGGACTGGCCGGCCTTATCGGCACGCTCGGCGCCACAGAAGGCATCGATGCTGCCGCCTTTGCTGGGCTTGCTGGTAGCATCGGCACGCTCGCCACGAGTGAAGCGGCAGATACGGCAGTGTTTGCGGCGGCAGTCGCAACACTCGGCACACTGGCGGCAACGGAAGGCCCGGATGTTTTTGCTGCTGCCGGTACGGTCGTATCAGCCGGTGCGATTGCCGGTTCACTCAATGCCGTAGAGGGTGCCGATGTTGCGGCATTCGTCGGCTCCGTTGAGTCCGATGCCGTGGTCGGTGTTGTGGTCGGTGGCTATTACCAGCCAGAACGGCCGCCGCTTGTCGAAGGCATCGGCGATGGCATCCTGCCGCGACTTATCGGTGAGGCGCACGGTGTCGTTGTCGCGGCAAGTGCCGGCGCCGGCACGCTGCGCAGTCTCGTCGCGGTGGCGAACGGCTCGGCCGGCGCCGTCGGGCATAGCGCGGCGCAGTTGGTTATTCGCGCGGCAGCGGTCGGAGCGCGCGGCCATGCCGGGTCCGCGGCTGCTGTGCTCGACGGCCTCGGCGCAGCCGGCTCGGGTGCGGTTATCACACGCGGCCAGGGTTCGGGCGTGATCGCCAATCTCGAAGCCGCTGCCATTGGACGGTGTGACGATGACGAAGCCGTCGTCGCCTGGCTCCTGGCCGCATGAAGGGCAAAGGGCATGGCATGAGCGAGAAACCGGCCATTCCTGCGCCGCAGTACACGCTGCTCGAAGGGTTCGGCACGTGCCTCGCGCTGGCCCGGCGCGCGCTGGAAGAGGTGCGCACCCTGGCGCGAATTCCGGGACCGGAAGGCAAGCGCGGGGCAAGGGGCGACATTGGCGAAAAGGGCGAGCGTGGCGAGCCGGGTAAGCCCGGGCCGGCGGGCCGCGATGGCGCCGACGGCAAGGACGGTGAGCGCGGTCCACAGGGCAAGACCGGGGCGCTGCCGGTGGTGCGCGAGTGGGCGCCTGACGCCGTTCATTACGCGGGGACGGTTGTTGCCCATGCTGGTGGGGCTTGGCAGGCCGCCCGCGATACCGGGCAGGCGCCGGGGCACCCCGACTGGGTGTGCCTGGCGCGCCCTGGGCGTGACGCCGCGATGCCCAACGTCCGCGCCACATGGGCCGAGACCGAGACCTATGCGGCGCTCGATATTGTCGCGCTCAACGGCTGCAGCTTCATCGCGCGGCGCGACCAGCCTGGGGTTTGTCCGGGGGAGGGCTGGCAACTGATCGCCTCGGCCGGCAAGCCGGGCATCAAAGGGGCGGCCGGTGAGCGCGGCGACCGCGGCGAACCTGGTGCGCGTGGGCTGCCGGGTGCGTCCGCACCGCTAATCGTCGGCTGGACGATCGACCGCAAGACCTACACCGCCACGCCGGTCCTGTCGGATCAGAGCCCGGCGGCACCGCTCGAACTGCGCGGCCTGTTCGAGCAGTTTCACGACGAGGCACGCTGATGGCCGACGTCTGGGTCAAGGTCCTGGTGCCAGCCGACAGCTATGCGCTGCTGACGCTCGACGAGCTCAAGGGCATGCTCAACGTGCCGCTGAGCAACACCGGCGAGGATGCGCAGTTGCAGATGTGGATTGACCAGTACAGCGACGTCGTTGCCACCATGTGCAATCGCGTGTTTGCGTATGAGACGGTCGCGGAGACCTGGCGCAGTGAGTCAGCGCCATTCGATCGCGCGCTGTTGTTCCTGACGCGCTATCCGGTCGCCGATGCGGACATCACCGCGGTGGAGTCGCCGAGGGGCAACATCCTCGATCCGGCTGGCTACGAAGTCGAGAACGTATCCGGCAAGCTGCGCATCGAGGGCGCCTGGACCGAGCCGGTCACAGTGACCTACAGCGGCGGCTATCATTTGCCGGACGAGGCGCCACCGGCACTCAAGGCAGCGACCGGGCTGTTGGTCCAGGCGGCGCAGATGCAATCGAAGGTTCCTGCGTCCAGCGTCCGATCGGTCGCGCATGGTGAAACCCGCGTGCAGTATTTCGATCCGGTGCAGATGTTCGGCAAGGCCGGCGGCGCCGCGCCATTGATGCAGGCGACCGATACCGTCAACGCCCTGCTCTACAAATACATGCGGTTCTACGCATGACTATCGACTATAGCGCGATGTTGTACGACCCGGTCTACGCGGAACTGGGCGTGTCCGCGGTAATGACTGTGGTGGGGGCCGATACCGGGGCCGATATCACTGTCATCGACGACACGAGGCCGAAGCTACTGACGACCGGATCGAATGCCGGCGCCGAGGTGCAAACCGTCGGACCGGGCGCTTTTGTTCGCATTCCCGAGCTAACCGGAAAGGGCATCGCGCGCGCCAACTATTCCGACGCGGTGCTTTCGTTCAATGGTCGCTCCTGGATCGTGCGGTCGTGGGAACTGCGCGGCAGCCCGAACGGCGAGGATTTTGGCGAGGTGCGATTCAGTTTGAAGGCTGACGCCGTTGGTTGATGTTCGCGAGGACATTCTGGCGCGGCTGCTCGTGGTGGTCGCGACCATTCCGAACATCCGCTCGGCGCAGCGCAACAACGTCGAGATCCCGGAAGACCAGTTGCCGGCGGCGATCGTGTTCGATGGCGACGAGGAAACCGGCGATGCCTCCGATCTGTCCATGCGGCCTCCTAACCGGCCGACAATGGTCCGCATGCATCCCGAGATCGTCATCGCACAGCAGGCGGACGAGGCTGGATCGGATCTCACCACCCTGCGGCGCGAGCTAATCAAGCGGGTGCTGACGGACACCGAGCTTAATGAGACGATCGTTAAGACCGGGCGGTTCGGCAATGGCGCTATCCGGTATCTCGGCTGCCAGACCGACCTCGGTTGGGGACGGTCGCTGCAGGGGGCGCTGCGCGCTCAGTTCATGTTCAAGTACGCACTCAAAATAGAGGAGCTATAAACCATGCCCGCGTCACCGAGCATTCAGAACTATCACATCGGCAAGGGAATCGTCTCGTTCAAGGAAGATGGCGCCGCCGACTTCCTCGATCTGGGCAACGCGCCGAGCTTCGTGTGGTCGCCGACCATCGAGAAGAAGGAGCACTTCTCTTCGCGCGAGGGCGTGAAAGTGAAAGACTTCTCTGCCATCACGCAAACCGGCGCCACTATCAAGTTCACGCTGGACGAGATCAACGCGCCTAACCTGGCGATCTTCACGCTGGGCGAGCTGGAGGCACCCGATGTCGACGGCAGCATCTCGATCGCTGCTTTCAAAAAGAACGAGGTTGCCGGACTCATCAAAGTCGAAGGCACCAATGATATCGGCCAGCACGTTGACTATACCGGACGCATCTCGATCAACCCCACCGGCGACTTCTCGTTTATCACCGATGCGGACGACTTCTCGACGCTGCAGATCGAGGCCGAGGTGCAGAAGGATGACACCACTGGAGACTTCGGCGTGTTCACCGTGCACGAAGCACCGGTGGTCCCATAGGAGCTGCGGTCATGGCCGACCTGCTGGATATCGCACCGTCAACGGCGGTCGAGGTCGTCAGGATCGACGGCAAGCGGATCAATGTGCGTGGTGTTTCTGTTGACGCCATCGCCTCGATCGTTGCCCGGTTTCCAGAGTTGAAAGCGCTGGTCAGCGGCGGCCTCGGCGACAACCTGGTCCCGCGATTGATCGAGGGCTGCGGCACCGCCATTGGCCCGATCATCGCAGCGGGCTGCGGGCACCTCGCTGACGAGACCTACGAGCAACACGCGGCGAAGCTGTTGCCCGAATACCAGTTGAAATTTCTCACGTCTATTTTTCGGCTGACATTCCCAAACGGGATCGGCTCTTTCGTCGAGGCGCTGACGGGCCTCATCGGCGGAACGGACGAAAGGGCAAAGCCAGTGAAGGTCCGCTTGCGGAAATCGCCGTCGCCGTCGTCGCCCTCGGCCGACGAGCCGGCTTTACACCCGACTATGCAATGACGCTGACGCCGCGGCAGATCGCAGCCTATCTCGAATTCGGCGAGCAGCTCGACCGGAAGGATCGGGCGAACGATCTGGTGATCGCCGCGATGGGCGCGCAGGGCGATCAGAAATCGATCGATAAGGCGCTCAAGGAGTTGGGCGGGTGACTTTAGTTGCGGAAAGTTTGGTCCCATAAGGGATCATGCCCATTGCGGCACCCCAAAGATTTACAAATCCGAGCCACAGAGGGCCGAAAAGGAGCCACAGCCAGGGGGTTGTTGACCAAGCGATGAGCGCGAAGACGCCACCCAAGACGAGCCAGGCGATGAGGAAAAACTGAGCAGCTGATTTCATGACTGGGTTTATTCCTCGCAAATCGCATGGGCATCAAGGTCTATTTTTTGGATAATGGTGATGCATCACCTCCCTCCTTTGCGCTCACTGGCGGCGCGGCCACCGCAACGATGACCACGGGCATCGCGGTCATTCGGGGTTTGACATGGTCCGGTAGTTGCTTTTGCTGATGCGTGAGCCGCGAGTGTCGCAGGCGTGGGTTGAGTGATGGCTACAGGCGTGGGTTGATTGGCGGATTGCGTACTGGTCACTTTTCCGCAAGCGGCCACTGAGAGCACCGATCCAATGCCACATATCAAGCATAGAAATTTAGGCACGATTTCTTTCCCTTTCATTCCGACGTGCTTCGCTATCCGATGTCAAAGCGCCCGTCTTGGCGTCCCGTGCCAAAACTTGCTCATTCGTGCCAATCCTGACCTGACATGAAACTCGTATTCTCTGAGCAGGAAGGGGTGCTTGAGCGGCTGATCAAGGAAATCGCGCGGGATATCGACGAGGCCAGGGCCGGCGCGGTGCAGGATGCTGCTGCATTCGCGGTAGAGCAGGGCCGGGCCAATATCGCGGGCGCGGGTTTCCCGGCACGCTGGCGGGCGGCGCTAACGTCGAAGTTCTTTCCGAACAAGGGCGGCGATCCCGCGGCGCTGATCTTTGACACCATCCCGTTCGCTAGGGTGTTCGAGAGCGGCGCCACAATCCGCGGCCGGCCGTTGCTGTGGTTGCCGCTCGAACGGAACCTGCCGGGCGGCATTCATTCGCCGAGGCAATACGGTCGCCGGTTGGTGTCGGTGAATGTTGCCGGCAAGCCGCCGTTGCTGTTCGACGCCGCCAACCGGAAACTGGGACCGCTGTTCGTCGGCGTCAGCCAAGTCAACATCCGCAAGCGGCTCGATCTCTATAGCATCTTCGCTTTAGCGGCAGGGCGCATGACCGAATTCTACGAGAAACGGATCAGGGGCTGATGGCGACCATAAGCCAACGAATAAGCCTGGAGGGCGGCGACGACGTCCGCAAGGCGCTTGAAGACCTCGGTAAGGCCGGCGAGAAGTCGTTCAAGCAAATTCAGGATGCCGCCGAGAAAACCAAGGTCGATCCTGCGCGCTTTCAGCAAGCTCAGAAGGCGATCAGCGACCTCATCACAACCGGCACGCAACTCGGCAATAAATTTCAGGAGCTCGCCCGAGCCGCGACAGCGTTCGGCACACAAGGAGCCGACGCCGCAAGGCAGGTCACGACTGGACTGAATGCGACCAATGACGCAGCGGCACAGGCTGCGGGAACCATGGCTAAGGCCGGACAAGAGGCCGCCAACGTCGGTAAGACGGTTGGGTCCAGCCTGATCTCGGGTGCAACCGCATTCAAGATTGCCGCTGCGGGCGTTGTCGCTGCTGTCGGTGCCATGGTGTCGGCGCTGACGAAGGGCGCAGCCGAAACCGGCGCAAAGATTGCTGATCAGGCTGAAAAGCTGAAATTGAGCACGGAACAATGGGTTCAGTTGCGAACCGCCATCGCAGGCACGGGCGGATCGTCCGATGATTTCGCGAAGTCGTTAGAACAAGCGCTGAAAGTGTTGGACAAGGCCAAGGGAGAGGCAGCGGAGGTATCAAAGGTTTTCACGGTGATGGGGGAAAACGGCAAACAGGTCTCCGTTGTCAACACGAATCTGCAGGCACTGGCTAAGGCCATGAAAGACGGAGACCTGGCAACAGTAAAATTGTTCAACGACTTGGGCATCGCTCTTCAGACGCTTCAAACTGGAGATCCTCTGACCATTCTGCGCACCGTCGCGGAGGCGATCAACAAAATGCCGGAGGGGGCGGCCAAGGCGGCGGCCGGAGTTAAGTTCTTCGGCGACAGTTGGAAGGACACTATCAAGGCTCTGCTCGCCGCAAAGACGGCAACGATCGATACCGCGGACACGATGGCGAAGAAGGGTCGTGAATTGTCCGCCGACCAGGTCGAGATGGGCAAAAAAGTCACGGATGCGTGGAAGGACCTCGGCGCTGCGATCCGCGCCACCAGGGATCAGATCGGCGCGGTGTTCCTGCCCGGCCAACTGGCGAAGACAGAGTGGCTGACGAAACTTGTCGATGACTCGCGCGAGCTATTGAAGACCTGGCTCGGACTGGGCGAGGCCGGACGTTCCGGGTTTCTGAAAGACCTCGCTGGCGATGAAACGCCGGCTGCGACTGCATTCAAGATTCTGCTTGAAGTCGGCAATCAGCTTGCGGGACTTTGGAATGACGTCCTCGTTCCGGCTGGCGAGAAACTGGGAGAGATGATCGGCCAGATTGCCGAGAGTTTCGAGGGTGTGTCGAAAAGTCAGGTCGCGGCGTTTTTCATCACCGCGACGATCGCCGCGATTGGGCTGGCGGTTGCACTCAAGGGCATTGGATTCGTGCTGTCGCCGATCACGACATTGATTTCGCTGTTCGTTTCCTTGTCTCCCATTCTGATTCCGCTCATCGTGCTGGTGGCGTTGTTCTGGGATCAACTAAAGGAAGGTGCGCAGACGGTAGCGGCATTGGTTCCGGGCGCATTGGAGAAGGTTAGCGAAGCGATCAAGGCATTGTTCGCTGGTGACTTTGCGGGAGCGTGGGCGAAGTTCAGCGAGGCTGCGGTCGAGGCATTCAAAACGATCTCGGATGAGGCCATGAAGGTTCCATGGGTGAAAACCCTTGTCGACGGCTTCAAGGAAATTGGCCAACAAATTCCGGGCACTATTAAACTGATTGCGGAAGCTCTGATTTCTCTCGGACAGGTCGCCGAGGGCGCGGCCACATCGCTTAACAGGATTTTTGGCACGCAACTGACGGGGACCGATGTCGCCGCGATTGCGATCATCGCGCAGTACACAGGTGCGCTGCAGGCATTGGGGTCCGCCGCGACCGTCGTTGCCGCGACATTCACAACTCTCGGCGTCATAATTGGAGGGATTGGAGTTGTATTTGGCAGTACGGCAGCGGCAATCGCCGTGGGCGTTATAGGGATCATCGCCGCAGGGATTGCGATTGCTGTGTTTTGGGATCAGCTCGTCGCACACGCAAAATCCAAAGCAGACGAGGTTGTCGCCGCATTCAAGGACATTGGCAACAATATCGCTCAAGCCGTCACGGACTGGGTCACCACGCCGGTCTCGAATGCGTGGGCATGGATCGTCGATACATTCAAGAGCGCCCTTGACGGGCTCGGCTCCGCTATTTCCGCAGCGTATGGCGCCATTGTTGAGTTCGTCACCACCCCGGTTGCGAGTGCCTGGCAGTGGATCAAGGACACGTTCAACGCGATGATCAGCAGCCTGGGCTTCAGCAGCGGCGGCGCGGTTGGGGGTGGCGGTGGCGGCGATGGCTTCGCGGGTGGCGGCCTGCTCGGCGGTCGTGGCACCGGCACGAGCGATAGCAATCTGGCCTGGGTCTCGCGCGGGGAGTACATCACGCCGGCCAGGGCGGTGGCGCAGCCGGGTGTGCTCGCCTTCCTGGAGGCGCTACGGCGCTCGGGCGGCAATCTGCGCAACGTGCTCGACGGCATGGGGCGGTTCGCGCTCGGGGGGCTGGTGGCGCCGACGCTCTCGATTCCGGCGCTGGCCGGCGGTGGCATGAATAGCGTCACCATTAATTTCCCGGGCCTGCCAGAGATTACCGGGCTGCGGGCCTCGTCCGACGTGGTCGACCAATTGCGCAAGGCGGCGGCCATGTCGCAGGTCAGAAGTGGCGGCAGAAAGCCCAGCAGGTATTCCTGATGCCGGCCTATACGCTGCTCGCGATCGACGGCATCGACTTCTCGCAATATGCCGTGCGCGGCATCACCATGACGTTGGCGCCGATCGATCAAGCCAAGAACGTCGCGCGGGACTGCCGTGGGGCATTGGCCGACATCTCGGTCGCGCAATTCAGGCAATACAAGGTCACCATCACCTGCACCGATCACGAGGCGCCGGAACTCACTGACGTGTGGCCGGGCCAGGATGTCACCATCACCTGCATTCCAGGTCTAGGTGCCGCCAATGGGGCTGGCGACGTGTTGACCATTCTTGCGAAAGTGACGTCCTGGCATACGTCGCGCGACGAATGGGCGGCCGAGGTGGCGTGGACGCTTGAGGCCGAGCAGAGGACCGTCTGAGCGATGCCGGCCGGGATGCCTTACTTCGCCTGGATTGATCCGGACGAGACGACGTTCGGGGCTGAGCACATGCGCTGGGATGAGGATGTGTTCTCGTTCACGCTGGCGCAGGACGAAGGCGACCCGGCGAGCCTCACTATCGTGGTCCGTCGGCCACGCAATACGGCGGGCGATCCGATCGGGCTGCTTGGTCCCGGCCGCAAAATCTGGGCGTGGTTCGCGCTCGATTGCGGGCCTGACTTGATCCGGTTTCGCGGCCGGTTGGTCGGTGTCCCCACAAGCATCTTCGAAGAGTTGGTGACCCTGGAATTCGTCGCCCGGCCGATCGACCTCACGGCGCAGAAAAATGCATTAGCCGACAGCCTTCGCGTGCTGCCGTATTATGATGAGGTGGTTATCGACCCGTCGCGTCGCGCCGATCCGGAGGTCGTGCTGGAGGGCTACAGCGCCATCTGGCATTACGATCGCGAGACCCATGTCCTTACGGTCTCAGATGAGATCACCGGTGAGGACGGTCTTGTTGAATTCGACGGCGCCAGCGAAGATGGCAAGGTGCTTTATGACGGTCTTGCTCTTAGTCTCACAAGCGGACCGCTCACACAGGTTGATGTCAGCGCCACATATACCTGGACACAATCGGCAAGCGGAAATGTTGACCTAACTAAATATCTCATCAGAAACTGGCCGGGCTCTGGACCCAACTATATTACTTCGTTCACCTTGGACGCTAATTCATGGCCGAAGACTGGGGCAACGCTCGGCGATGGGTGGGTCGCCGCCGATGCGACGGCTTCTTCGAAATACAGCTATACGATGACGACGGCGACGGGAGGCAGCACATTGACTGTCAAGTTCCCGGATACATCGTGGTTTGGCCCGTCAAGTTGGACTACAACCGCTACGACGACCGTTACGGGCTTCGTTCCGCCGCCGGGCTCAATTACTTATCCAGATACATATTCAGATAAAATTGTAGTAAAAACGTCGCCCGGTGAAACGACCGATGTTGGAACATCAACTTATACGTCCTCATACAGCCGCAATACCACCGCAACCGCTTCTGTGCTAACGCTTAATACGTTCGTCGTCACGCTGCTGGCAGGCTACTCGGCCAATCGCCAATGCACCGAGCGCGTGTCGCTCACGCTTGTAGCCGATGTCCAGCATGTTCTGACTACTCCCGAGGATGGTGAGGCGCTGCAGATCGCCGATATCAACTCGGTGAACCTGAGTCAAACGATTGGCGATGGCGCCGCTGCCTATCAGCCAATCGGGGACGCCCGGCGTCGTTCCTATATCGCCACCGAGCGAGGCAACGGCAGCATCGAACATCTGATTGCGTTGGCGCGCGCACAGTTGATGCATCGCGCGCGGGTGGTGCAGATCGCGTTTGCGCCGAAGCTTTCGCGCATGCCGGAAATAACGCTGCGCAAGAACGTGTTTCTGGTCGAGCCAAGGGTCGGCGAGGCATTGGGCAAGATCATCGGATATTCATTGGCACTCGATGGTTCCGCCGGTCGGATTGGTTGCGAGGTCCGCATTGGATGTTCCATCGGCCGTGGTGGTTCGGCCGTCGCTTCCGGTGGAGCGCCGACCTATTGCACCATCGATTATACCGGAGCCGATTATCAGCAGTTCACAGAACGCACGGTGCTTTTTGATTCCTCGGTAGGCTACCAGCCTCCGAGCGCCAATCCGAACGACGACGGTATTGATTTTCTGTCGGTGCTGCGGGCTGAAGATGTGATTGAGACACCGCTTAACGTTGAGAACCCAGCATTTGTGCAGTCAAGTCATCTCGCTCATTTGCCTCTCGCTGTGGCTCGCGAGGAGATAAAAAAAGTTCAGACTCGCGCGACTTTCAAGCTCAAGAGCATGACGCGCGAATTTACCAGCGACTACGATCTGCAGGTGACCGATCTGAAAATTCCCACTGGCTATGACCTGGAGGCGGCGTGATGGCTGGTTTTGAGGTTATCGTTAGGCCGGTCATCCTCCCTAACATTCGTCCCGCTCTACCTCGCATTCTTCCGCCTGTACCTGATCCGAGTCAGGGCCTTTTTGTTCTTAGCGGCGGCGACGGCAATTTCCTCGGCATTTCATCAACGTTCAGTGTCAGCTTCTCACAAGAGCAGCCCCATAAGGAAGCCGTGCGGCAATACGATACAGAAAGGGTCTACAAGAAGAACGATAAGCAGCAGGGGGGCTCGACCCGCGAGGATACAAGCAACATCGACAAGAACACCTACGTCGACGTGGAGCGCCTACGGGGAGTTAGATTTGACACCTCTGCTGGACCGATAAAGGTGGTTTATAACGATCCGCCGGAGGTCGACAACGTCAAAACGTTGCAGCGGGGCCTGGTGCGGTAACATGAGCTTAGTCTTCGTCACGAGTGGGGCTTGGGGGTCCGGCACCGGCGCGCCGAATAGCGCTGCCCAGGTCGATGGCAATTTCTATGATGTCGATCAGCGCATTGTCACGCTGAATGCGGACTTGGCCGAAGGCAAGCGCATCGACACCGTTACCTATACGTCAAATAGCATGACGTTCCATTTCACCGATGGAACGACTCAAACTATTCCGTTGCCGATCGCGATTGTTTCTTATGTGGGGCAGTGGACCAACAGCACTCCATACGCCCGCGGCCAGATGATCTCGGTTCGCAGTATCGGCATGTTTCAGGTGCTGGTGGATCATACGACGCCGCCACTGCCGGCGGCCTTCGACCCGAACGCGACCGATGGCAGCGGCAATCCGCTCTATCAATTCTGGATGCCGCTCTACGATGTTAATTACGACGCTGCGATCTTTGTGCCTGGCAGCATTCAGCGCACGGCTGGCGAGGTGCTGTTCCAGGCGGCGGCCAATCGGACCATGCAACTGCCAAGCGGCAATGCTCATGCTTATGCTTATCTTGATGTTGGGATCGGCACGGGGGCCAACATTATCCTTTCAATCCAAATAAACCGGGTCGAAATCGGTACCATCACATTCACCGCCGGCGCCACCCTCGACGCTGGCGGCGGACAGAGCGGCGCGTTCAATATTCCTGCCACTGTCGCTCTCGCCGAGGGCGACATCTGGTCGCTTAAAGTCACGCAATCCAATAACGCCACCCCGTCTGGGCTCTCGGTGACGCTGCCGTTTTTGCGTACGGATATCTGATGGCATATTCCCAGGATGTATTGACGCGCTTCGTCAATGTTCACTGGCCTGAGCCAGCGGCCGGGTTAGCACCATTATCACTCGGGTTTTCTGCTACACCGACAGGCCTTTATAAAGACGGCACTCCGACCGTTGCGACATTATCGGTAGAAGGTCTTCCCTTACTTAGTCCAAATACATTCAAGGTAAACTTACCGGAAGGTTTTACAAAGCCGCCCTTTTTTACCGAGGCTGATTATGGCGGTACGACCGATCTGACCATGCCGGATGGGTCAGGTACGCTTACAGCGAATTGGGAACTTGCACAGCACTTCGGAGGAGCCGCGGCGGGCAGCGTTAGATACCGCAGTTCTGGAGCCGAAACGCCGTTTCTGGGCCAGAAGGAAATTAGTATAACCGTCGTCATGCAATTGAGACCGCTGGACTTTCTTTCTTCAACTTCGCAAGACAATCATTATGAATGGGGCGCCGGCGCGGTCGCAGGTATACCCGGAATACCATCTGACGAGCAATCGATGTCAAAATCTGGACGGGCCGAGACTGGAGAAACCCTGACGTTCACATTGAGTGTGATCATGGACCCACCAAGCGCCACGTTTACTGCTGGCTGACCTTGAATGCTTGTCTGTCATGTCGTCCAACAGGCCCGGCGGGCGGCGATCGCAGCCGATGTCGCCGAGCTCGCTGCTGCGGTGGATGCGCCAGGGACCGGCAACGTCGTGTTCGCCACGCTCGTCGATGACCCGGCATCGGTGCGCGAGTTCGTCGACGCGTACCTCGGCCAGATCATGGTCGAGGCGGCGAGCGCTGCGGCCATCGTCAATGCTGGGCTGGTCTATGCCGTTCGCATCGATGAGGCGGGGCATGCTGTCGAGTTGCTGGCAGGCTCGTTGCCCTCGATTCTAAGCGCGGCAATAGTCGAGGCGGCAAGCGCGACTGATTTGGTCGACAATTCCGTGACTGCTGGGGCGCCCTTTAACGGGATAGTCGCGCTCGACGGCCCGATCATGCCGTCCATCCCGCAACCGACTGTGATCTATATCGAGGGATAAAAGACTTGGCCTTCGCAGACACCACCTGGTACGCAAACGCGGGTGACCAGTCGACAACTGGTTATTACGCCGTTGCCAAATGGGCGACCGGCGCGACGATAGCGGCCGGCGCGCTGCGGCGGCAGAACACTGCGCCCGCTGTCGGCAGTGAACGAGTATTTGTTTGTATTGTCGCCGGCACCACGCACGCAACCACCGAGCCGACCTGGGTTTTAACCCGCGGGGCCAAGACCACCGACAACACAGTGACGTGGCAGGAGTGCACCGGCGCGTCTGCCATCAATGGCGATCTAACGAACACTGCCAATTGGACCGCGATGAAGGCGCTTAGCGCACCGACGCTCGGTGCGATCATCCAGCGCAATAACGGTGCGAGCTATTGGATTTGCACTACCGCTGGCACGATGGGAGCGAGCGAGCCTGCATGGCCGAATAACACTGCAGGCTCGACACAAGCTGACGGGACGACGACATGGACCTGCCTGGGCGTGGTGGGCAACTTCACCGGCGGCCAGGCCCCGCACGCGCGGCTCGCCAACGCCTGCGCCGCCAATTGGTTCGCGGCCGGCAACACGGTCTACGTCGGCGATAACCACGCGGAAAGCCAAGCGACGGCGATTACGATCGCGCCTGCGGGTTCTTCGTTAACGACTGTTGGCAAAATCATTTGCCACAATCATTCCGGCAGCTATCCACCGGGGACGAGCGATCTCACAGCAGGGGCCTCAATCTCGACGACGGCTGGGGTGAATATTACTTTCAACCCTACAGGGGGGGGGTCGGCATTCTATCTTTATGGCATTTCATTTGTGGTCGGAGCCGGCTCGGCCGGTGTCGCATCCTATGTAGGAGGGCAGCTTAGTTGCTTTATTTATTTCGACAGATGTTTATTCAAACTGGCGACCACTTTTGCTGGAGCCGCATTGATACAAGTGTCCAACGGTGGCGTGAGTGTGGTGACATGGAATAATTGCACCGTCTATTTTGGCAATGCTCTTCATTACATTGACATAGGCAACGGCGTTTTTACTTGGCAGAACACAGGGCCGGTGCTGGCAAGTGGCTCGGCGGTACCAAGTGGGCTGCTTGGGCAAAGCTCCACCGGCCGTTCATATAGTCTCACATTGGAAGCGCTCGACCTCAGTCAGATAACAGGCGCACTCGACAAGCAAGCCTCTGCTTTTCAAATGGGACCGTGGCTGATTAAAGACTGTAAGTTGAATGCATCCATGACGATACCAACACCGCAGGCGTGGGGAGAAATAAATCAACTCGTCCGTTCCGACAGCGCCGCTACCGCCTACAAGTCCACGCGGTATGCCTACGAGGGAACCGAGACCACGGAGACCTCGATCACCCGCGTCGGCGGGGCATCCGATCCGACCGGGCAGGCGCAGGCGAGGAAGATCGTGACGACGGCCAACGGCCAATGGCTGCGGCCTTACAAGGCCGAGCCCTATGCGATCTGGAACCCAACCACGGGCACGAACGTCACGGTGACGGTCTATGGCACGGTCAACGCCGGCACGCTCCCAAATAACGACGATATCTGGTTAGAGGTCGAATACCTCGGCTCCGCGGCGTCACCACTCGGCACCATCGTCACCACCACCAAAGCCAACCTGCTGGCGGCGAACGCGGGGGTCGCGTCGGATGGATCGACCTGGAACGCACACACAACGCTTGATGGCGTGCCTTCGGCTGGTGTCGTCATGTCGAACGGAAATCTTACCGCAACGCACGGTACAATCAACACCAGCACAGGCGTGTCCTCCACGTCGTTTTATGGTACCGGGAAATATTATTTCGAAGTCGCGATACAAGCAACGACGACTGCCGCGAATGGTATTGGCATTATGCCGACAGGCGCGACGTTCGGTGCTTCTGATCTGCAAACGCTTTGGACCTCGCTTAATCTAGGCCCGAC